CCCAGGTTTGCAAGACCTGCGGGATGCTCGCGATGGATCATTCATTGAGGTATGGAGCATGAGCGACAAACCAACAACGCCATTTATCGAGCAATTCAAAAAGGATTGCGCGGCCCTACACGAGAAGATAGCCCGTCCCCGCATCCCCGATCCTGCCGATGAACGCGAAGCGTTTGAGGCGTGGCTAACAAATACTGGTTCATTTACCGATTGGTCGCGTGACAAAACCGATGAAAACAACCCCTATCATAAACCGCTTGTGGAGCGCACATGGAAGGCTTGGCAAGCGGCCTGCGCATATCGCACCAGCACTTTCGATGATGCCCAACCAACGCCAGACAGCATCGCGGCGGCACTTGATCTCACTGAAAAGAGCATCTTGTCGGAATACTATTCCGGTCGTCTCAACGGAGACAGCCGTATTCGAGAAGGCTTCAAAAATCTCCGGGCAGCCCTCGCCGCCCAGCCGCCGGCCGCTCCGGTCGAGACGAAGCCGGACTGGTGCCAGGGCGCCGACGCGATCTGTCATCACCCCGCGTGCGCCTGCGTGCCGTGGGACACTGCCGCCCCGGTCGAGACGGACGAGATGGTTCAGGTCGTGATCGCTTGCTGCAATGGTCAGATGGGCCGCGAAGCAGCAATCGAGGTGATTTCCGAGCTCGCCCTCGCGGGCTTCAAGATTGTCCCAGCCCACTCGTATTGTTCTGCCGCAAGCGAGCCTGTGCAGGACACATGGTTTACGGATAGCACGCTGCCCATCATGGCCGCGTCTGGCGATGTCGAGAACGATCGCGTCATCAAATTGCATTTCCGCCGGAAGGTGACGGATAGCGATCGGAAACGTCTGATCGAAGTGCTGAATGCCGGCGAGGTCGCCCTCAATGAACCGCAGGCACCGAGTATGCGGGAGGCACTGGAGCCGTTCGCGAAGGCCGCAGAGATGTACGCTTGGCCATGTCACGAACCGGACAATCATCCGATTGCAGATGGGACAAAGCTTTGCGTCGGCGACCTCCGCAAGGCTCGCGCGGCTCTGGCGGTGTCGCGCCCGGAGTTGGGGCGTGGCAAATGAGCCGCAACCTGATTTGGTGGTCAACCGGAGCCGCCAGCGCTGTCATGGCGTGGCTTGTGCTCAAGGAAGAACCGGACTCGCTTATCGTCCGCTGTGAGACGGCGAACGAAGACCCGGACAACTATCGGTTTGAGGCCGACGTAATGAAGTACCTCGACCGATCGATCACGCTCCTGAAATCCGACGAATTTGAAAGCGTCCGAGATGTCTGGAAGCGGGAGCGCTACATGGCCGGAATCAATGGAGCGTCCTGCACGCGCGCCATGAAGGTCGAGCCTCGCTTGGCATTCCAGCGACCGACAGACCGCCACGCCTTCGGCTACACCAATGACCGCGTGGACATTGACCGTTACACTCGGCTAAGGGCCAACTATCCAGAACTGGAAGTTCGGGCGATCCTGATTGAACAGGGAATCGATAAAGCCAATTGCCTTGGCATTGTCGAACGATGGGGCATCGCGCTGCCACGCTCCTACGCCATGGGTTTTCCAAACGCCAATTGCCTGCAAACTGGCTGCGTCAAGGGCGGACTGAGCTACTGGTCCCGGTATCGCTTCTACTTCCCGGTACAGTTCGCGGCAACCGCCGCCCAGGCCCGCGAGATCGGCGCCCGCCTTGTCAAGTACAAGGGCAAGCGAATCTTCATCGATGAGATCCCCGCAGACTATCCGATGACGGACCCTATCGTGCCGGCCTGCGACTTCCTCTGCTCGGCCATGGAGGCTGCCGAATGACCTATGGAGAATGGGAGCCCACGCCACGTTGGCTGCGATGGTTCGGCAAGCCAGCCTATCGACGAAGCTGTTACGCGCCTTGGCAGCTTGGCGGCGGTTGGGACGGGTGGGAATTCACATGCGCGCCTTCTTCGCATCAGGGAAACTGCAAATGATAAGAGCCGCAGCCGCATTCTTCTCGATCTACGTCATTTGCTGGGCGCTGATCAGCGCTGGCCAAAGCGCAGCTAGTGGGAAGCCGTTCTCTGCATGCTTCATGTCGTATAAATCAGATTGCGGAATACCGCGGGTTGAATGCCCCGCTCCTGTGGGACACGTGCCAGTGAGAAAGGTCGAGCAATGAACACTCTCCCGGAAGGCTGTCAGGGTGATCAAGCTGGATCTCCAGCGCTGGGCGAGGCCATCAAGCAGTGGCATGCCGCCGAGATGGAAATAGCCAGGCTTACGGAAGCGCTGACGAAGGTGTTGAGGCTTCAGACCGGCATCAGTCCTCAGGCAAAGGCCATTATCAGGTCGGCATTGGCTTCAGATCAACGGGGAAGTGACCATGGGTGAAGCGGTGTCTTTGACATACGACGTCCCGAACGATCAGGTTTTGACCTACAAGATTTTTCCTGAAAAGGGCGCGCTGATGACGATGGACTCCATCGGTCGGCAGCTTACCCTTCTCGCGAAGATACTCTGCCGTGGCGACGCTGGCGATCCCCGCAAATGGGAGGCGATGCTTCAGTGCATTGATACCGGCGCGGACGGTTCGATAGCTTTCACCGTTATCGTGGCGCCCCGATCGTCCCAATTGTCCTCAAACCATCGCCGGAGTGATTAATGGACGCGTTCGCCTATTCTGGTGGCATTCGTGAGCTTCTCGACCAGAATCCAATGGTGGGAGAGCGCAAGCATGGACCGCGCCGAGCTTGGACTAACAAAGAAATAGCCACGCTGAAGGCAACCTACCCGGTTGGCGGCGTTGCCGGGTGTATCCAAGTGCTCCCGGGTCGATCAGCAACGTCGATCTATCAGCATGCCAATGCTGAGGGCCTACGGGCACCCAAAGGCAAGAAGGGCGCAGAGCGCCAGCAGTGGACTTCCTCGCCTCAGATCGACGCCATTATTACCCGTGCCTACCAAGGAACGCCAAGCAAAGGCGGCATCAAAACGCTCGCGCGAACTGCCGCCCGCCCGCTATGGTGGATCTCCAAGCGCGCCGCTAAGCTCGGACTGTCGCAACCACGCTTTAGGGAGCCGGCGTGGACAGAGCCAGAGATAGAATTCATCTCGGCAAATGCCCATAAAGACCCCAATGGGCTTTCGCGTATGCTCAAGTACCGCGGCTTCACTCGCACGGCCACCGCGATTTCTGTAAAGCTGAAGCGCCTTGGCTCTCCGACAGGGAAGTGCGCGGACCTCGACCACTACACAGCAAACCAGCTTGCAGGCCTATTCGGAATCGACCGGAAGGGCATTGGCGCATGGATCTCTAAGGGATGGTTGAAGGCCGACCGTCGTGGGACCGCGCGTGTTGCCGAGCAAGGTGGGGATGAATACTGGATTCACCGGCGCGATGTGAAAAAATTTGTTGTTGAGAACGCCGCCGCTGTGGACGTCCGCAAGGTTGAGAAATTCTGGTTCATCGAACTTCTCACCCAGACCACTTCCCCACTGACGTCGAACCAGTCCAACACAGGAGATAGCTCGTGAACACCGCATTCCTGTTGCTTGCGCAGTACGACGGGCTGGCAATTATTCCAGCGGAGAAGGTTTGCGCCGACTACTTCCCTCACCTGAAGCCGGACCAGTTCCTGCGGAAGATCGGCGCGGGCGAGATCAAGCTTCCCCTGGTGCGCGCCGAGATGAGCCAGAAGTCGGCCAAGGGCGTGCATCTTCAGGATCTAGCGGACTACCTCGACCTGCGCCGGGACGCGGCGCGCAAAGAGCTGGAGCAGATGACGCGATGAAGCAGCGAGTTCTGGTTTGTGGTGGTCGAGATTATGCCGATAGCGATCAGCTATTCCGCGTGCTTGACGTCGCTCATCTGGCAAACCCGATCGTATGTCTCATTCACGGGGCAGCGCGCGGCGCTGATACGCTAGCGGCGGGCTGGGCAACAAGGAATAGCATTTCCTGTGAGGCCTATCCAGCACACTGGGAGCGCGACGGCAATGCTGCGGGGCCGATCAGGAATCGAAAGATGCTGGAGGACGGCAAGCCACATCTCGTCATCGCCTTCCCGGGCGGCAAGGGAACGGCAAATATGGTCAAGCAGGCAGAGGCCGCAGGCGTGCCAGTCGTGCGCGTGCGCAAGGCAAGTTCTTAGTACACGAAGCTGGGACCAACTGACGAAACCACTTGTATTATAGGCTTGGGCGTTTAGAGTCGGTCCAGTCCATCATGGGTGCTATAGCGAATGTCCGGTCTATTGAAATCGCTAGTCTTTCCGATTTATCAGCGGCTTGAGCCTGTTTTCCTAGGTGCGCATCGCGGTGCCGTTTCTTGCCATTTTCGGTCATTTATGGCCCTCTCTTGGTACAAAGTACCAAAATCAGGGGCATGTACCAAATGGGAAGCGTCATCGGGCGGAAGCGCGC